CATTACGAACATAGCATTGATGTTTGTTCGTGGTAGCAGAATAATAATCTTCATTTATCAGGTATGCTTTCTTCCCTTGTTTGTTTTTTACTATTCTCCCGACTTCAAAGTGATGCCCATAAAAATAAATACTTGTACCTTCAAAGAAGAAATTGCTCCCTGATGCTAATTCTTCTTGTTCATGAGCCCACAAGTGAGCGACCATTGAATTGTTCATATAAATATCTTTTTAATTGTTTAACTTACCTTTATCATATGACATTCTCTTTTCGTATTTTTCAATACGTTCGGTTATCATATCGCAGAAGACTTGCCCCTCTTTTTCGGAACCTCTGAAGTAACCAACCATCTTCAGAATATTTCCGTCAAATTCATGGACAAACTTGTTATAATAATGCTCACCCATTACCCGTCCGTATTTTTCTACGAACAAATCCTTGTCCAGTGATTCATCCTTAAAGCAACGATTGTAATCCCATCTTGCTTTTATGCTCATAGTTTTATTAATCTACATGCTTACTTTTTCCAGCACCAAAAATTCACAGCATATTTCCCAGTAGTTATAAATATCTTATCCCCTCCTATCTCCGCAAGTATGTTCTTTCCAAATATCCTTGTAAGAAGCGGTATGTACTTTGCTTCTATAGGTAAATCCTGGGTTTCTTTTATAGGTCTATATGGCACAAACGCTTTGTTCTCATATACCATCTCAATATACAATCCATCCGGTGATTCAAATACGTCTTTTCTTTTCGGCCTCATCCCAGACCGTATTATCTGTTCTTTCCAAGATTGAATATATGATTTTCTACGGGTCTCATTTATCTTATTAATAACCTCTTCCTTAAATTCGTAATACTCATATATATGACCTTTGTAGTCAGCTATCATTTCTTCAATCTTACTTTCGGATGCCCATAACCCATAATACACATAACAATCCGATAATCTATCTACTGAAGAAACACCGATCAACATCATTTTGGAAAATGGATTTCCCTCTTTTTCCAATTCTTCTCTTGCTCTGTCTGTCACCGCATCCCACCATTGCCCTTCACACTTCTCTATCTCTCCGTTGTCAAGTACGATATCGAACTTTCTACCTCCGAAAGC